TTAGGAACAACTGAGTTAAAATTGTAAATTACATTAAATGGTGTTCCACCTAAATTGTTAGCACTGGCTACTGCTACTGTTGATGTAACTGTAATTGTGCTAGGATTACCTTTGGTAACACTAATGGCTGTTGGCACATTTACTGTAGCTTCGCCTGCTTGTGGAACAGCAAACATGGCAGATTTTGCTGCTGTCACGGATGTCAATTGGTTATCACTGCCATTATAAACTCCGCACCAAACAACAGGAACGCTTACATATGTGCAACTATAGTTGGCCGGAGGTGCAGTTTCATTATCAAGAATGTTTATGGATACAGTTCTATCTAATTCTCCGCAATTATCAGTAATAGATCCATTAAATGTAACTGTAATTGATTGGTCGCCAGTATAAACACCATCATTAATGGTAGTAATTGAAAGTGTAGCTGTATTACTATTAACTGTCACAGAACCCGTTAATGGTGTTGATACTCGTCCAGTTCCTGCACCTGTAATTGCATAAGGTACTACAGTTCCATTGGCTACATTTGTAGTAGTTAATGTAACAGTACTAGATCCTCCTTCAGTAACAACACTTGGTAATGCAGATGTAAAATATGTATAACCTAAACTATTGTATAAACTTACAGATTTACTAACGCCATTAATTGTAAATGTTAATGTTTTATCTGTACTTAAATTTCCAACTGGAATATTAACTGCACCTGCAGCAGTGGTACCTGTTAATGGAAATGGAGTAATATCAGCAGCATCTACTCCGGTGATGGTATAATTGTAAGTATAAGCTGTAGTGTCTAACATACAAGCACATGGATCAACAACAACATTTAATGTTACCGTTGAATTTTCACATTGTCCAGTAGGTCCTGTAATGGTTACAGGAGGAGCTTTCATGTTCTTTAATACTTTTTCTACCGCAGCATTTTTTGGACTTAATATTTGTCTTACAATGCCTGTGACAGGATCTCTTGTAAAACTACTAATTAATAAATCTGTAACCATTGTTGCAGCCAACATACGGAATATTTGTCCACCAACGCTGATATCTTCACTGTTGGCAATGGCTGTGTTTACACTACGATTCTTAATGGCATTGGCTGGAGTACGTTCGAACCTACTGAGTGTAGTATAGTCATAAACATCAGCATCATATTCTAAAGCAGTAATTCCTATGCGTATTGCACCATCTTCACCATCTTCTTCTTCAATGTTGATAATTCTAAACAATTTGCTGCTAAAACCATACATCTCGCTGGTAACGTCAATGATATCACCGGCTTTTGCACTAATATAACTGTAGTCTGTTTGGAATTTAATTACTTTATCTACACGGCTTTGTTTAAGTTGTGTCAAAGCCAACATTTCTGCTTGCACAGGATTGTTAACAATATCATAATTAATTTCTAATACATTGTCTGGCTCGTTGTCATATCTATCACCTGCGTCTATTTCATAAACACTTGTGTCTTTTTGATCAATGAGGTCCACGCTAGGATACGTAACTACAACCTTATTATAAAAGTCTGTTAGTCCAGATCCGCTAAGAGTAATTGGCCCAATAATGTTGCTATCATCAAAACTAGCTGTGCTAGTCCCTGATTTATTAATTACAATACACCATTTACCTTCGTGAGTGTCTAATGTAAAAAAACTATTGGCTGCACTGGCCAATGTTTCTAAGTTATCTAAAACACTACGGCTAGTATCAATGACACCATTTATTTCAAAACTTGTAATTGTTGATGTTGTCATAAATCTTCCTTAACTTGTATAGTTTATATCTTGATCTCTGCTATCAGTATTACTATTAGGCGTAGTTACTGTATAAGTTAAGACAAAATTATCGGTATAATCAGTACCAGGGTCTAATAGAATAGCGTCAATCATTTCATTAAGATTTGTTTTGTTTTCAGTCATAGTCAATGTCTTAGTAGTGCTATTGAAACTTATTCTATTTGGATCGCCCACATCATAAGCATAAAACTTTGGACCATTTGGAGATACTAAATTAAATTGTAAAATAACATTTCCATTTGCTGATATAATAGTGTGGTAATCATTGGGGTCAGCAGTTTCAACTAAACTATTATCACCTACATAAACTAATTTTGTATAACCCGTTGCAGTTAATTCATAAACAGTATCTTCACCTGTATAATAATTTGCATCGGATGACATATAATAGGTGCTGCTTGGAACACTATAATTTAATGTACTGGTCCTAGTCCAAGTTCCTCCTACTAAAGAATATATTTCGGTAATACCATTACTTTGTCCAAAAGCAAATGTGCCATCAGGCATTTTTCTAGAACCATATCCGCCAAAATTACCATTAAGTATAGGAGTATTAGGGTAGATTACAGTATCTTGTGCCCAAGTATTACCTGTTCTTTTGTAAACATAAATGCTACCAGCACCATTAATTCCGCTTGCCGCAGTATAGGGGCTTGCTAAAAAGAAATAAGTTTCGTCGTCGCTGAATCCAAGTATTTCTCTTTGTTCTGAGAATGTTATTCTTGAATCTTGGTACCAATAACCGCCTCTGTAATTATAAAAATCCATTCTAGAATTGGCAATTACACTTGGACTTGATTGTGTGCTTGTTACAAAAGTATTACCAGCAGGACTTAATTCCACATAATGGTAATCATAATTACTATCAGTATTTCCACTCATAGCTCTTAATTCTTGTGTCCAAGTTGTACCAGTTCTTCGAAATATATAAACACTTCCGTTTTCAAATTGTGAATTGCCGGTACCTCCCCCACTAGGAGCATAATTGTCTCCTTGGGCTACGACTGCCAATACATCAAAATTAGTATTTGATTTAATAATACTACCAAATTTTAATGGATAGATGCCTTGGTTTGGATATCCAGATGGTGACAATACTGCTTCGGTAGAAACTGAGTTACCATCTATTTTATAAATGTAAACATTTCCTATATTTGCACCGGTAGTACTATAATTAGAATAAGCAATCCTTGTGAAATATTGTTCAACTGTTATAGCTCTTGGCAAATGAGGATTGCCGGAGTTGAAAGAAAAAGCAAAAACTTTTAATGTTTGGTCACCAGTTAAATCAAGTGTAAAATTATTACTAACATTAATTTGCCTATACATTGTTCCATTATATAAGAATGAAGATCCTATGGAAGTAATTGTTGTTCCTTCAGGTAATCCTAAACCACGTACTTCTTTACCGGCAGATACCCCTGCCGATACATATACATCATTATAATCAGATTCTAAAACAGCAAAATAGTTATATCCAGATGCTGTAGTCCAAGAGCCTGATAATAAAGCCTGTTTTAAAGTAATTTCAATAGTACCAATTGATGATCTTGGATAATACTCCATAGCTAAACTAGTACCCATGCTATTAACAGCCGCAGTATCGCTAGGTACTACAGTCATAGTATACAAACCTGTACCTGTATAATTTGCATCTGTAATTAAAGGACCATTAGTAATATTTGACCATGTATTAAGAGAGTAACTAGATGCTGCCCTAGTAGCACTTAGATATTCTGTAGTATAGAATTGTTGTACCTTAGTATCTCCTTCGCTTAACGCCACATTATCAGCACTATAGGTCAAAGTAAAATCTTGTTTGGTTGAGCTGGGAATAACATAGGTAATACTATTCAAATGGCTATTGACCTGTGTCTTAGTGCCAGAGATACTCAAAACTTTTGTAGTTGCATTAAAACTACTGGTGCCACCCGAACCTGCTGAAGTCAAACTGGTAATTAAACTTGGTGTACTTGGAGTAACGGTAACATTCCAAGTTGTTGGATAATTGTCAATGACAACAGGGTTACCAGTTATCAATCCGCTAACTCCTCCTAAGAAGTAGAAGTCATCAGCAGTATCCATATTAGTAATATCGATTACAGTTAATGCAATTGTCCAAGTTTTAGTTTGCGTTGTATTGTAAGTAATAGTTGCGCTATAACTACCAGTACCTACATAAGTTGGTGCTAATGTAACTGTTGGATTTTTAACAATATTCCAAATGGCTCGAGAATTTACACCGCTAATAGTGTAAACACCTGTGCTAGGATTTGTTACAGTACAGCCTGTTGGGACAGTTGCCCAACTAACAGTTGCGCCAGTTAAAGAACTAACATTAACAGTATAAGTTGGTGTACAAACGGCAGGCGCAATAACTTCAACAATTTCTATACCAACCCTTGTGGCATGCGTATCGTGTTGATTAATGGTTACTGTTTGGTTTTGTACATTAAATCTATCAAAAGTTATGCCGGGAGTTCTAGTATCAGTATATGATGTGCTAGCATTTCCATAATTATTAAGTTCTTGTAAACTGTTCATGATACGTAAATCTCCGAAGGATTAAGGCCTGCACCATATCTTGTATTGGTAAGATAATCATATAAACAATCGCCCGCAGCCTTCATGCTATTTTCAATTTGGAAACGGAAATTACCTATGCTGGTAACATTTTTTTCCTTATTGTATTTCATTTTAACTATAGCAAATACTAAATCGCTCATATTATGGTCGGTTGTCCAATTAGGCATGATTGTGTCGGCAGTTGCACCACCGACTAGCGTAGGAACTGCATAACCAGTAACTGCTGTAGGTGTACTACGATTGCCTGCATAACAATATACTTCAATTAATCCATCAATGTTTGTATCTTTATTACCATCACGATCTTCGCTATATCGGACAGTAACACCATCGTCTGGATCAAAGAATAATTTAGCATCATTCCAATAGATACCTTTAAATGTAAATTGACTAGCAGCCCCTGATCCTAAATCTGTAAGACCTGTTTTTTCACAAATAGTAAAACAGAAATACATGGTCAAGTTATCTGCACTTAGTACTGCATCTGTTAATATGCCTCCAGTGACAGCACTTCCGTATATTACAGGAACTGTCTTTTCTGGATCTGCAGGGCTTTGTAACCTAACACCCGGATCTGGCTGGCTTGTGGCTGCGTCATTGTTAATGCTTTTACTTAATTGCCTTAATGCTAGGCCAGCTAATGCTGTACGTGCTAATGCGCTACCTATTCCGGGGCCACCTAGTACACTACCTACGCCGCCGACTAAATCATCTAAAAAACTCATTGTGGTGCTCCAAAGTCAAAGTTGGCTCCAACTAGTTTAGGTACACGATCAAAACTAACATCTGTTGGATAAAATGCTTTCATATCATTAGGATTAGTTTTTCTATTCTTAGTTGTGCTGCCTAGTACTTCAATCCAACTGCTACAGACTATACTTAATGTATTAGTAGCTGTCCTATTAGCACTATCGAAATCTTCTTCAATGCTATAATTTGTAACAACGCCAAAGAAACGTCCAATCATAGTAGTTGATTCTAAACCAATAGCTAAACTACCTCCTGTTTGTGCATTATAAAATATTCTATGCACTTGAATGCGATTGCCTTTTAATCGGCTATTAATAATTTCTTTTAAGCGGTCGTTAGGTATGCCACTTAAGGTTAATGTAATTTCGCCAGTACTAGAACGCAATTCGCTGCGTGTGGCAGTTATACCTAATAATTGGCCAAGGCCTGTAAAAGTATAACTACCAATTGTAATATTACTAGGCTGGTCACAAAACCTTAGCGTAACTGAACTGGGTGTATCACCGGGGTTGATACGGTATTCATCTATTTCTAATGTTACTAATAAAGCTGTGCCAACTGCACTATAAGAATTTAAATCGTATGTCATACAACTTTCTCAGTAAAAATATAACTGCCAGCAAATCCGATTTGATTGCGCCCAACAAATTGTAATCTAGGAGACTGTGTGCAATAAACATCCCAATAAACATTAGGACCAACGTTTAATGTTCCGCTTGAGCTAGCATCAATTACAGGCCTATGTAGGTAAACTGTGTTACTGTTATAAGCAACATCTTGTGCAACTTTGTATACACGACCGCTGTTGCCTAATTGGATTAAATCACCTGCACGGAATTTATATCCACTGGCAGTACCGGGACTAGCAGTAAGTGTTATGCTGTAACTGCCTGTTGTCCAACTGGCTGAAAAACCAGTATAGTTTGCACTATTACCTTGATATTTGTTTAACCAAGTGATGTGGCCTGCATTGTTAATAGAAAAAGTTTCGTTTTGGCTTTTGTTGTACATTGCCTCAACATATTCCAAATAACGTCTGCTGGTGTCCCATGGCATGCCGCTGGCTAGTGTGACTTCAAACTGCCAAACGCTACCTCCACGGCTAACTTGCCTAACTGTTCCATCACGTGCAGTAGTTCTAGCAATTACTCCTTGCGTGTTTACTGCAATTGATTCGGAATTATCTATAATCCATTGAAAACTCATTATCTTACTCCTGGTACTGTTCTAGCACCTTGAAGTGCTACGGCATGAATAAAGCCGGGGTCACGTGCAACCATTTGTTTGAAGCTTAATGCATCTACTGCATTGATGTTATAGACCACTGTTTGGCCTAATTGGTTATTAGGTGTTACATAACGTCCTGCGGCACCACTGATTATTTCTGGGCCACGCTCGCCTACTACAACTGGATCATTAGTTGGAATTAAACCTCCATTGGCAAAACCCAATAAACTCTTAAATCCACCAAATAGTGTACCAAGGATACTGGAACCATCTCCACCACCACCTAATGTCTGTGCCATTAGCCTACGGATATTACTACGTAATAATTCTTCAGCAATGGTTGCTAAAAAGTTCTTAAATTCAAACTTGCCTGTTTTAGCAAAGTTTACAATTAGATCTTCCATACCTCTTGTGGTCTTTTCAAACAAATTACGTGCAGTTTCAAATGCATTACGGCTATTTTCTATATAATTGGCATAGGCCTTTTGCCATCCTGCATCAAAATCTTCCATCAAGGCTTTGTCAGCTTCTTGTTGCCTCTTGGCTGCTGCAATCCTTTCGTCGTAGGCTTTGTTGATATCTGCGGCTTTAGCAGCCTTCAATGTTTCATCTGTAAGAGCTTTGATGCCTTCTAATTCTTTGAGCCTTGCAGTTTCAATAGCAAATATATCTTCTGCGTTTTTCTTTTCGCGATCGCTTAATATAGACGTTTCTTTGAATAGTGCAAGTCTTCTTTCATCTAATTTGTTTTGTTGTTCTAAATTAAACAACAAGGCACGCTGTCTTGCTTCTAAACTATCTAAAGCCAACTGATCAGCACGTTGCCTATTTTCAGCAGCTTTCTTTCTTAACTCTTCGGCTTGTATTTCAGTAATTACATTCTTTCTAAGCTGTTCTTCAATGCCTTTAAGTTCTTCGTTATATGCAGCAGTTGCACGAGTCAAATCAGTTTGGTATTGGACAGCATTCAATGTGGCTAACTTACCCTGCTCACCAAACTTTAATATTTCGCGCTCTAAATCTAATTGGCGACCTTTGGCATCAGCAACTAATCCAGCGGATCTTGCTGTTTCTTCTTGTTGTTTGCGTACATCTGCAATCTTATCAGCAACATCTTGTTCAACACGCAACCTGAATGCAGCTAATTCACGACTACGATCTACTCCATCTTGTGCAGTTTTGGTATTGATATTCTTTTCAAATTCTGCAATCTTTAAACGGCCTTCTAATTCAATGGCACGAATTTGATCAAAGTTTCTCTTGGCTGCATTTATATCTGGTTGGAATTTATTTTGTATTCCTAGCAATGCAGTTTGTAAATCACTAGCGGCCTGAGCAGCGGCTTTAATGTTTAATTGTTGTTTAACCAATTCCTCATTGACCTTCATAATAGGTTCAATGGTCTTTTCGAATGCTTGCCTATAATTGCTTGCACTTGGCCCAAGTTGGTCTAGATAATTTAATATCTTATTGATGGTACTAACAGTTTTCTCTGGGCTAGCACCGTCAATTTCTTTAAGCATTTCTGCAATAGCATAACCCTGTTCTTCGGTTAGGCCTTTTCTAAATTGCCTCCACCAAACGCCTAAATCAGCGGCTACAGAACCCATTCCGGGTGTAAATCTACCGGATTCTCGTGCGGCATTAACTGATTCTCTGCTTAGTGCCTTGTATTCATTTTGCAATTCCTTGACAGCATCTGCACTATCTCTAATGGCTTTGGTTCTAGATAGTCTTTCTTGTACTTCAAAAAAGTCCTTGGCTAATGGAGTTAGTGTCCCATAAGCATTAGCCAAGCCAGATAATGAACTTTGGTTTTGTTTTTGTGCATCAAGGTATTTTTGTGTGCTGTTGGTAAGGTCCTTGGTCATTTCGTCCAAGTTCCGCATGTCTACACCAGCAGCTTTTAGTCCGTATTGTAATAATGGAATAGCAACTGCGGCTACTGCACCAATAACAACACCTGCTGTACCAAATGCACTTAATAACTGTGGTAACTGTTGACCAATAGCAATAAAAGCATTGGTACCCATACTTAATTGTACAGCCAAGTCTTGGATTTGATATGCGGTGTTACGCACACCCCCTTGGATTTGGTTTAATTTTGTGTTTAATTGATCTAAGTTGGCTGTTCCATCAACATTGACCTTAAATGCAATTTCGTCTACAGTTTTTGCCATGGCATTATCCTAATTGTTGTTTGACATATTGTCTTAAAAATTCTATTGTGGGCTGTACCATGCCCTTAGGAGCTTGCTTACTGTAGCCTTCGTTTAAACGACCTGCATAAGGATACTTGGCATAAACAGTATCTCCTTGTACTGTAGTGCTGCGTCTAGCATTTCCACTGTCGATGGGTGTGACTTTTTTAAAATATTCGTGGGCAACTTTTGCCAACTTATTGCTGTCTAATACCCTATTAACTTTTTCTAGTCTTGCTTTTGCATTTGCGGTCATTTTTCGCTCCTAGCTCGCTTGATCATATCTAACATTTCTTTTTGGCTTAGATTATGATTGGGCTCGCCTGATATCAATTTTGCTTCGTATTCGGCCAAGGCACCTGTAACCATTAGGTCATACGTTGTGCCATACTTGGAAATATAACTAGGTAGTTGACCATACATTTTGGCCATCATACCTATGTTAATTATTTCTGCTCCTTCCCAAGTTCCTTGGTCGATTCCTTGGCCTTTGACTTTCCCAAATAATCATTAATCTTATAAAGGATTGCCAATGTTACATCTATTGGAAGGATTTGATCCTGGGCCAATGCAGGATTACCTTCCTCATCTTTGATAATGGACTTGATTAGATCTAATAGCTTATCAACGTTTTCTGCTTGTTGTAGCTTGTAAAACTCAAAATAAGTATTCAAAGTCAAATGGTCATTCATGTAGAATGCAATTGGCTCTTCATATTGCTCGATAATCTCTGGGGAGTCCAACTCTAAACGTATTAGTTTAGGTTTTGTGGCTAGTGATTTAATATCCATCTTTTAATCCTTTTGTCTTTCTATCAATTTGTTGGCTGTGACTAACAGGAAATTAATCCTGTTGCTAATCTTATCTATGTCGCCACGGGCACAGTTAAGTTCATTCCTGGCCTTGGCTAGTTCTGCTAGCAAACTACGCAATAATTCCTTATCGCTCTTTGTATCTAATATGTCCATTGATCTTCCTTAATAATATTTAGTATAGTCAAAAAAATAGGGCCTAAAATGGCCCTATTTTGCGACTTGAATTATTATTCAGTTGCAGAGGCTGTGTACTCACCAGTTACAGTAATTGTAATTGGAGATACCCATACTGGACTGTCAGCACTAATAG